GTACCTTGATGTTGAAACTGGACTGTGGATAAAAGGAACCCAAAAACATATTAGGGCGGCTATTTTATTCAATTGGTTATGTGATAAAAAGAATTTACCATTAGAGAAGATAACCAGCGGAACGAAGATAAAATTTATCGATTTAAAGGAACCAAATCCATTACATCAGGATGTGATCGGGTTTAGAACGTTTTTACCAAAAGAGTTTGAGTTAGAAAAATATATTGACAGGGAATCTATTTACGAAAAAACGTTCATAGAAGCGCTTTCTATATTTCTAAAAGCTATAAACTGGAATTGGAAAGAAACAATTAAACTATCAGATTTTTTCTCTTGAGGCGACTTAATGAACCCGTTAGGATTAGTAGGAATAGCCGGTTCTGGAAAAGATACGGCGGCGAAATTACTACAAATTGAACTTGCAAAAAAAGGCGAAATACTAAAAACCTATGCTTTTGCCGAACCATTAAAAAAGTTTTGTCAAGATGTTTTTCAATTGACTGAACAACAATTACACGATAGAATTGAAAAAGAAAAAATTGTTAAACTTCAATATGATAGCGATGAATTCAAATTTAGATTCGAACAATCGTTTATTTCACTGTTATCAAAATATTGTGATATATGTGAAATAAAATTTTCTTATTTTTTGTCAAGTATAAATTTTTATAACAATGATATATTTGAATATTTTATGTCCATTTTTAAACAATATGAGTTAGAACAAAATGTGATTGTGTCATTTTTTAGAAAAATGATTGACAAAAAAGTTA